GAGAAACTGGAGTGGGAGGCGCTTGCCGCCCGCCGCGAGGTATGGCCGCACCCCGTCCCTGATGGGGTGCTCTATATCACTGTCGGGGCTGATACCCAGGATGACCGTTTCGAGTTCGAGATCACCGGCTGGGGCGTGGGGGAGGAGCATTGGGTGATCGACTACCAGCGCCTGTACGGCAACCTCGGGCACACCGAGATCTGGGATCGACTGCACGAGCAGTTCTCGCGCCAGTTTATCAAGGCCAACGGTGAGGTGATGGATATCGGACTGGTGCTGATTGACTCTGGTGGTCACTACACCGATGAGGTCTATCAGTTCTGTCGCCGCAACCCGCGCAAATATATCCCTATCAAGGGGGCCACGGTGATGGGCAAACCCATCATCACCTTCCCGCGCAAGAAGAACCGGCAGGGTGTTTACCTGTCGGAGGTCGGCACCGACACCGCCAAGGACGTGATCTACGCCCGCCTGGCCGATGTGCCTGCATCGCTATCCGGGCCGCTGCCTGGTTACCGGCACCACCCTGTCGCCGAGTGGGCAGATGAACACTATTTCAAGGGTCTGACCTGTGAGCGAAAGCGGCTGGAGTTTATCAAGGGCCGCCGCGTCTATCGCTGGGTTAACCCATCCGGCGCCCGCAACGAGCCCACTGACTGCGCGGGTTACTCACTGGCCGCCGTGCGCCTTGGCGTCCAGCACAAAGGCTGGCGCCTGGTAGCCCGGCATCAGCCAACCACTATCAACCACGCCGAGCCGGTATCCCGCCCGCAGCCAAGACCCACGGCAGCAGGCAACAGCTGGCTCGGCACAAACTCAGGAGGCTGGCTGTGAAGCTGAGCGATATCGACAGCATGATCGAGCTGTACCTGCAGGCCGAGCGCGATGTGCTGGCCGGCAAGCAGGTAACGTTCCAGGGCCGCACTGTGACCTCTGAAAACCTCAACGAGCTCCGCTCTGGTCGGCGGGAGTGGGAGCAGCGCCGCGCCAGCGTGGCCAACCCTGCCCGTCAGCCCTATGCCGCCGCGAGGTTTACATGAGAGCCATAGATAAGTTGGTCGGGTTTATCTCCCCCGGCTGGGCAGCCAACCGGATGCGCGACCGCTTGCGAATGATGGCCTACGAGGCGGCAATGCCGTCTAGAACCCATCAGGCCAAGCGGGAACGGCGTGGCGCCAACGTGGCCACCCAGCAATCGGCGATCAGCTTGCGCGAGCAGGCCAGAGCCCTGGACGAAAACCATGACATTGTGATCGGCCTTCTCGACAAGATGGAGGAGCGGATTGTCGGCGGCAAAGGCATCCAGATCGAGCCGCAGCCCCGCTCGGTCGATGGACAGTTGCTGGATGACCTCGCCAAGGATATCCGCCGCCGCTGGGCTGCCTGGTCACTCAAACCGGAAACCACCGGCACCTACACCCGTCCCGCCATGGAGCGGCTGGCCTGTCGTACCTGGTTGCGCGATGGCGAGGTGTTTGGCCGCCGCCTGCTGGGCACCATCAAGGGCTATCAGCATCACTCGGATACACCCTTTTCGGTGGAGGTGCTGGAGCCTGACTTTGTGCCGTTCGAGATGAACAGCGTGGCGGATGGGGTCAGGCAGGGGATCAAGGTCGATGCCTGGCGCCGTCCGAAATCCTACTTTGTGATGTTCGATCACCCCGGCGAAATGCAGGGCTATCGCTACCGCACCAAGGAGGTTGAAGCCAGCGAGATGTATCACCTGGCCCTGCGCAAGCGGATCCATCAGCTGCGCGGCGTTACGCTGCTGCACGGTGTCATCACTCGCCTCGCTGACCTCAAGTCGGTGGAAGAGGCCGAGCGCGTAGCCGCCCGGATCAGCGCCTCGCTCGCCTTCTTCATCAAGAAGGAACACCCGGAGGGATACCAGGCACCGCCAGATGGTTCCCCCGCGCAAGCGCAGCGAATGATCGACATCACGCCGGGCATGACCTTTGACGACCTGCGCCCCGGCGAGGATGTCGGGGTTATCCAGTCCAACCGGCCAAACACCGCTCTGAACGTCTGGCGATCTGGTCAGCTGCGCTCATCCTGTGCTGGCACCCGCAGCCAGTATTCGAGCGTGGCCCGCGACTATGACGGCACCTATTCCGCCCAGCGCCAGGAGCTGGTTGAGGGGTGGGAAGGCTTTGCCGTGCTGCAGGATGAGTTTGTGGCCAACTGGTCGCGCCCTGTTTATCGGGATTGGTTGCTGGCCGAAACCCTGCGCAGCAAAGACCCGCTCAAGCTGCCTCCAGAGCTGGATATGAAAACCCTGTTCGATGCCATCTATCTGGCGCCAGTCATGCCCTGGATTGACCCGGAGCGTGAGGCCAACGGCTGGAGAGCTGTGATTCGTGGTAGTGCTGGCACGGTGACTGAGTGGATCCGGGCTCGCAACAGGAACCCTGACGAGGTGCGGGACCAGCGTCTTTCCGAACTGGAATGGGAGAAGCAAAACAACGTCATCACCGATTCCAACCCAGCCAATGATCCAGGAGCACAACCCAGTGAAAAAGCACCACCTGACGGCGGCGGTCCAGACCGCGCTGATGCCAGCGCGAGCGGAGGCCGCCAGCGACCAACCCGCCGCCGATAACCAGAGCCCCCGCAGCTGGTACACCATCAACGCCCTGGCCGCCTCAGAGCCCACGGTAGAGATCTACATCTATGACGTGATCGGCTACTGGGGTGTGTCGGCTCAACAATTCATCTCGGACTGCAAGGCGGCCGGGGTGTTCAGCGCCAAACAAATCAATCTGCACATTCACAGCCCCGGCGGCGATGTGATGGACGGGTTTGCCATCTACAACACCTTGGCCCGCCTCACCTGCAAGATCGACATCTGGAACGATGGCCTGGCGGCCAGTATGGCCTCGGTCATTCTCTGCCTGCCCAATGCCACCGTGCATATGCCTAGCAATGCCTGGGTGATGATCCACAAGCCGTGGTCTGGCGCAGTCGGCAATGCGGACGACTTGCGAGATCTGGCCGATTGGCTGGATCGCAACGAGGCGCTGCTGCTCAACGCCTACGAGAAGAAAACCGGCAAGCCCCGAGAGGAGCTGGCCGCGCTACTGTCGGCAGATACCTGGCTCGATGGCCTGCAGGCCAAAGAGATGGGGTTTGTCGATGTCCTGGAAGAGCCGATCTCGGCTGCCGCCTACGTGAACGAGAACAAGATGAAAGACTTTAACAACATTCCTACCCAGGCCCGAACCCTGTTCGGCGCCAAAGCGAACGCTGGCACAGCTGCTCCTGTACCGGCCAATCCCACCACGACCGCCGTTTTGCCTGGCCAACCCCAGCAGCCCGCTGGTGATGATGCTGTCGCTGCCTTCAAGCGACAGGAGCAGGCTCGCCGCAATGACATTCAGGATCTGTTTGCGCTGACCGGCGGCCGCTTCCCTGAGCTGATGGCCGA